AAAAAAGCAGGATTTTAGATGTTTGCAGTAATAGGACAGAAGATAAACGATAGATTAAAGGGTAATGCCAACTTTGTGAACGCAAATGGTAAAACTCTTGGTTCTGAGCTTATATCTAATAATACTTGGAACGATACTACGGGGTGGGCAACACAAACTTCACCACCTAGAAGTATTTCTGTAGAGAACAACAATCTAAAGGTTAGTACACTAGCAGGATTAGAGTCCCTCGGCTATACAGCTATAAGTGTCGAGGAGGGTAAATCATATTTCTGCGAATATTCATATAATTCATCTTATGCAACAAGCGTAGATATTGGTACATTTCCTGCCTCATCAGCAATACACGAAGGTGTACATAATTCAGCAGGAACTGGAACAATTAGTTTTAGTTTTACAGCCACCTCAACTGCAACCTACTATTTAACTTTTTGGAATCACAGTACAGCAAACAACTCTTTCGGGTTACTTACAGCCGTATCGGTAAAAGAGGTAACAAGTGCAAAAGTTTTCCCTGTAATAATACCACAAGGGACAGGCTACCCTGCAACGACTTACGAGATAGCGAATGTATCTAACTTTATGTCTAAGGGTAGTTCGTTAGCGTCTTGTGATGTATCAGTAAACATATCTTGTTTTGCAGAAGGGTATGGAACAACATATAACCAAGCTAAAGCAGTTGTAGAGGCTTTAGACTTGTATCAGGTAACTTATAGCGAGGATGGACAATCCTATACTGCTAAGTTTAGGTTTATGAATCTAGATGACGAGTATTATAAGCAACCCGAAAAATTCTACAAAAACTTAACTTTCAATTGTTTAATAATTAAAAACTAAAATAAAATGGCAATTTTAAACGCAACCGATGTTGTTATTACTATAAACGACACAGCAGGTACAGCACACGGATCAGTAGTAGACAAACTTTTATTTGGTACTTCTGCTTCTTTATCTGTTTCTAGAGACCTTAGAGACTCTACTAACAAATCAAGTGCAGGATGGTCTGAATCATTAGCAGGTCTTAAATCTTGGGAACTTTCAGGAGATGGATTTGTAGAGTTTGCAAGTACAGCCGCAGACACTAAAAACGTAAAAGAGTTGTATACTCAAATGGTAGCAGCAAACCCTGAAGTAACTGTAAAGTTTTCTGATGGTACTACTTACTATGTAGGAAACGCTTTTATCACTTCTTTAAGTGTCGATGCAGGTGTAGAAGAAAACGCAACTTACTCAGTTTCACTTACAGGTACAGGTGTATTAACTCAAGGATAGTATTAACTTTTAAATCCATTAAATTATGGCAATTCAAAACGCATCGGATTTATTAGTCTACAAGAAAACTAGCCCTGCTCAACCGCAGGTTACTCGGATTAAGATAAAGAGTTCTACTCCTTTAAAGGATTTCACAAGTGGTCAGAATATTATAATAAATAATATAACAGACGCAAGTGGTGATATTACCGATGGTGAAACTGATGATTTATACACAAATTCAGGAGCTCACATTACTTCGTCTGTTAAGGGCGAGTTAGAAGCTAAAGGTTATACTGTAACAAACGTATTATCATCAGGTGGCTTTCACTTTATTGATGCAACCAACGGAGCAGACGGACCTGTACCTACTCTAGAAATAGTAGATGGAACAGCCGAATTCAAAGAGGGTGCAGTCGTAATAGATGTAATCCAATCAGGTCAATCTTTAGTATATCAACCAATCGCTTATAGTACATCCGCTTCTATTAGTATGAGTACGGATTTACGTGATATTACTACGAAAGATTCTCAAGGATGGCAAGAAAACGCTAAAGGTTTGGGTTCATTCGAGATGAGTACAGATGCTCTATGGGATGTAAACAACGCTGTTGGAGTCGAGTCTGCTGTAAACGATTTAGTAAGTGGTGATTCAGTAGATGTTAAGTTTTCCGACAGAGTTCGCAACTTAGTGGCTACCGAGGAAGTTTATGGGTCTAATGAGTGGATTAGTACAGGTATAAATTATACTAAACACCTCGAAGACCCATTTGGTCAATTTACGGCAGCAAAAATTCAAGTTTCTTCGGCAGGTGATTATAGGGCAATATATTACAGTACACCTATTCAACTTGTTGAAGGAAAGAAAGTAACAATATCTGCTTACATTAAAGGTACATCTAACAATACGAGTGCCGTTTTTAAAACAGGTAAATACCCATCTTCAGGTTCGGGAGTTAATTTAACTCCAATAAGCTACGGTATTACAGGTCATCAAGCAACGGTAAGTATAACATCAGAATTTGTACATATAGATAATTTAAGTACATCAAATTGGACACGAGTTTACGCTACTTATGACACTATATCGGGAACTGATTTAGCTCAAACAAAAACAAGTTTGTTTCCTGGCGATAATGAAACAGGGCAAACCACATCTGATGAAATCATAACCGCTTCGTGGCAAATCGAAACGGGTACATCCGCTACGGATTATCAAAACCCGACTGAGGTAGATTGTTACCAAGGTAAAGCGTTTGTAAATAGTGTATCTATAGACGCAGGAGTCGAGGACAATGCAACTTACTCTGCTTCGTTCACAGGTACTTCTGAGATATTTATTAATGGTTTAGGTCACGAGTTGATAGGAGACCCTTATTTTGATGATGGAACTAACTGGTGGGCCGTCGACGGATCAGCTACAATATCTAGTGGTGTTGCTAGAATACTATGGTCAACAGGAAATACAAGTTTAATAAAAAAAGACGGATTATTAGCTACAGGTGAAAAGCATTGTTTAGAATACACTGTAAACAATAATAATTCAGGTGGAATAATGATTGCAGGTGTAGAACAAGAACTACCAGCAGCGGTAGGAAGCCATAAAGTATATTTCACATCTACGCAACCGTCTTTTATGATTAAAAGAGATGGCAATTTTCCTACCACCGACATAAGTTTAACTTACGTTTCCGTAAAACAAGTATTCTCTTAAACACTAATAAATTAAAAAAAAGGAAAAATGAAAAAGGTAGAAATAGGCGGTCAAGAACGACCAATCAGGTTTAGTTATTTAGCTTTAAAAGACATTTGTAATAAGTGCGGATTAAAGTTAAGCGAAATGAATCAGTTAGGATCGGAGATAGACCACATCGGTATCATTACATATTTTGGATTAAAGGCGGGAGCTAAGAAGATTGGCGAACCATTTAAGTACAAAGTAGCTGATATTGAAGAATGGCTTGATAACGAGGAGTTCACTAAAATCAACGAGATATTCGAGGCTTTTCAACTTGACCAACCTCAAAGCGAGGGAAAGTAGTTGAGGGAGAGGAAGTCGATGAAGAATCGGGAGAAATTGATTGGGACAGACTCGAACAGATAGGATTAGGTAGAATGGGGTTAGGTTGTGATGAACTTTATAACTTAACCCCACGAACCTTTAACAATCAGTTAGTCGGGTTTAACGCTTATCAAGAACAACTAATGCAAGATAGGTGGGAGCAAACTAGGATGATAGTACACTCTACGATAGCACCTCACTCTAAGAAAAAACTCAAACCAAAAGAGGTTCTTCCTTTCCCTTGGGATAACGATGAGAAGGCTAAGAAGAAAAAACAAGACGCATTGCCTTCAAAAGAATACATACAATCCGTACTAAAACGATACGACAATAATTAAATAGAATACAATACAATGGGTGGAATTAAGACTATATCGATAATTGTAGCAGCCAATATAAAGGGGCTAGAAGCAGGTTTAGGTAAAGCAAATAAATCTATAGCAGGTTTTGCAGCAAACGCAGCTCGTATAGGTTCTACTCTTTCATTTGGTATTACAGCACCTCTTACTGCTTTAGGTACTTCAGCCTTTAAAGCTTTCAGAGACTTCGAGTCAGGAATGAATAGAGTTGCTATGGTAACTCAAGCTAGTAAAGATGAGATTAAATTACTTACTTCTGAAGCAAAAAGACTTGGTGCAACTACTAGATTTACGGCAACAGAGGTAGCAAAACTACAAGAGATTTTAGGTCGTAAAGGTTTTAAAACTGATGCGATAGTCGATATGACAGAGGCTATATTGAATTTGTCTATTGCAGCAGGAGAAGATTTAAACATTGCAGCAAACTCAGTAGCATCTACGCTAAACGCTTTTGGTTTAGATGCCTCAGAAGGAGCTAGGGTAGCAAATACTTTAGCACAAGCTACTGTTAATTCCTCACTTCAACTTAACACATTTACTACTGCGTTTGCAAATGCAGGTGCATCAGCTAGTGCGGCAAATGTAGATATTGAGGAGTTGACCGCTATGATGGGGGTCTTAACGGATAACGGTATCAAAGCGTCTAGAGCAGGTACATCACTTAACTCTTTATTTATCACCTTAAAAGAAAAAGGTATAAGTTTATCTGATACTTTAGATTTAGTTTCTCAAGGAGAATTAGGTTTAGAAAGGGCAACTAAGATAGCAGGTAAACGGTTTAGTAAGCAATTAATTATATTATCTAAAAATAGAGATAAAGTAAAAGACCTTACAGCAGAGTATAAGGGAAATACTACCGCAATGAAAACAATGGGTGATTTAGCAAAATTAACTGCGGATCATAAAATAGCATTGATGGAAAGTGCGATGAATGCAATGCAAATCGAAATGGGTGGTTTGATGGCTGAAGCCTTATTACCAATGATTCGTAAAATAACAGAATTAGCACAAGCGTTTGGAAACCTAGATGTTAAAACAAAGAAGATGATACTTATAGCAGGAGCTATAGCAGCATCTTTAGGACCTGTTATTTTAATTGTAGGTGGTTTAGGTGGTGCTTTTATGGCAGGATTAGCTGTATTAGGTCCATTCGCAGTAGCTTTAGGTGTTTTAGCTCTTAAAATAGCTGGGATTTTATTTGTAATTGATTTGCTTATAAAAGGATTTGGTTCATTAGCAACTTACGCTGATGAAAACCGAAAAGCAATCACAGAAAGATTTGAAAATACAGCAGCTTCAATAGGTAACTTTTTTATAAAAATATTTAATAATACTGTAAAATTTTTACAAAATACTGCGGCAAAATTTGGTATAAAGATTTTTAAAGACTTTCAACCTAGTAAAGAATTTGAAATAATACCTGATGATGAATTAACAAAAATAACTTCTATCACAGACTCTTTTGAAAAGTTTAATAAAAAGTATTCTAAATTTAAGTCTAACATAGTTAAGGGTGTAAAAGATGCTTTTACATTTGATTTGGGTACAGATGACTCAAAAGCTCCCGATGATAAAAAAGAATTTGTAGCTTCAGAATTTGACTATCAAGCCGAATATCAACAATACCTAGCCGATGTAGCAATGGCTGAAGCTGCTACGGAAAGATTTAATAATGGTGTTACAGCTCTTAGTGTAAATATTGCCACTTCTTTTGCTGACTCTTTTGCTAACGTAGTAGCGAGTGGTGAAAATCTATTTGAAGGTTTAGGTAACATATTTATAGAGATAGGTAAAATGTTATTAAAATTACTTGTTAAATCGTTGATATTGTCAGCTATATTCTCTAGCTTTCCTGGACTTGGAGGATTTGGTAAAGAAGGATTTACAAGCACTAAAGATATATTAGGCAGTCTAATGGGAGGTTTAGAAGGTAGAGCATCAGGAGGACCTGTAATGGGTTCTACCCCTTATATGGTAGGTGAGAAAGGTCCTGAGTTATTTGTTCCTGGAGCAAACGGCGCAATCATACCTAACCACGCTTTAGGCGGAGGTGGGGCGGTTATCCCTGATGTAAGAATATCGGGTAACGACTTATTAATCGTATTTGATAGAGCAGAACGTAGAAAAAATAGAAGGTAAGCGAATATGGCATCATACGGAAAGTATAGAGATACTATAATTAAAGGTGAGAAGGGTACTGATTGGTACGTAGAGATTCATAAAAAGGATTTCTCAGGTACATCAACCGATATGACTTTAGGCGGTGAAGGTTTTGAAATCACTTGGAACGGACAAGGGTCAACTAGAGATAGAATATTTCTAGGGTCTGAATGTGTTTTGAGTCTTATGGTT